GATTGCAACCATTTTTGCAGGCCGCCACGGTCTTGCCCCGATTGTTACGGCTACCACCACGCCAGTGGGTCGCTTCTACGAGAGCGATCATGAACAAGTCATGCTTAATAGCTTTTCCCGAGCCACCAGCGAATGGGACCTGTTGGTCTCTCTGGCTCAGCAAGAAAACTTCAACGTCTTTGTAAGCGGTAATAGCCTCTATTTTCAACCCATCGCTTCTCCACTGGCGATTTCCCGCGTGATCGAGCCTGCGGACGCTATCGAACTCAGGCTTGAACGTGCCTTGAATCTTGCCGGCCAAGTACAAGTCACCGTCAAGAGCTGGAACACCCAGCTACAAACGGGATTTACGGGCCAGGTAAGTGGGACCATTGCGGGACGCTCGTCGGATATGTCCTACGGCAATTCTCCCGCATCGCAATACGTCCTTATTCGCCCGAATTTGACCCCCGACAAGGCGCTGGCCGCGGCGACGCAATGCCTTTCGGAAATTACCCGCCACGAAAGGACGATTGAGTTTTCAATGCCGGGAGATCTTGTTCTCGCCCCAGGCAATGTAATTCTACTAAACGGGACCAGAACGGACTTCGATCAGGCATACTATATAGACTCGATACGCCGGACGTTCCGGGTAAAGACGGGTTTTCTGCAGCACGTAGGGGCAAGCAATAGCTCGCCCAGAACAATCACAACTGTTGGTTCGGCTAGCTGATCGATGGACCGCATCCTGAACGCCTTCAAGGCGCAGGCCAATGCGCTTATTCAGGGGCAGGCTCAGCCGAGGTTCGGTACCATTTCGTCGGTTGATCCTAATAGCGGTACCGCCCGGGTTGCATTTCAACCGGAAGGCGTACTTAGCGGATGGATGCCGATCCTCTATCCCTGGGTTGGAGCAGGCTGGGGGATGGTGTGTCCGCCGGCTCCCGGCGATCAGGTGCTTGTCCTGGCACAAGAGGGGCACGCGGAGCATGGAGTGATCGCTGGGCGGGTTTTCTCAACCCAACAGCTTCCCCCGGCAGCTCCTTCTGGCGAACTATGGCTTGTCCATAGCTCAGGAAGCTATCTGAAGCTGTTGAATGACGGAACTGTACGGATAGGGGGCAGCCTATATGTGAGCGGCGATGTGTATGACGGCCAAGGACCGCTCTCCAGGCTCCGCGGGCATTACGACGCCCATGTCCATACAGACTCGCGTGGCGCAATTACGACGACGACGAGCCAGCCGGATTAAACCTCATGGGCGATATTGATCATCAATGGGGCTCCGACCTGAGCTTTGGACCGACTGGCGATATTTCGCTTGTTTCCGGGTCAGCCATGGGTCAGGAGCGCGTTCTGCGCCGGTTGCTTACCAATCCGCTCGACTACATTTGGCAACCTGCCTATGGCGCCGGTCTCGCAACCTTTGTAGGCGAACCTGCCACCGCCACTCGTATCCAAGCCGTCATTCGCAGCCAAATATTCAACGAGTCGGCGGTGGCGAGAGACCCGGAGCCCACAATCAATATTACCATCGATCCGGGCGGTTCGATGGACGACGTGTACGTGCAAGTATTGTATGTGGATGCCATCACCGGACAGACTCAAGTACTGACCCTCTCCGTAGGTTCATAAACCAGTGCAACTTTCGCTACAGACCTTTTCGACCCTGGTACAGGGGATGGCGGCAACAGTACAGGCGGCGGCATCCCAGCTTCTTGACCTGACGGTAGGCTCAACGATGAGAGCCCTGCTTGAGGCAAGCGCATCCGTGGCGCTTTGGATGCAATGGCTGATATTGCTTGTTCTCCAGATGACGCGTGCCGCTACAAGCAGCGGGTCAGATCTTGATAGCTGGATGGCCGACTTTTCGCTGTCACGCCTTCCTGCCAGTCCCGCATCCGGAACGGTTACGTTTTCTCGTTACAATACGGGCGCAACGGCTCTGGTACCGGTGGGGACGCTGGTCAGGACAATCGATGGCAGCGAGACCTTTGCCGTATATGCAGACTCAAGTGTGAACGGCTGGAATCAGCAGCTTGGCGGATACGTCCTGGGGGTCGGCATAGCGTCCCTGAACGTTCCGGTGGTCGCCCAGACCCCAGGATCTGGCGGCAACGTACTGGCCAATATGATAACGGTGCTGGCCGCTGCGCTTGCAGGGATAGATAGCGTGACCAACGCAGCAGCGTTCGTCGACGGAATCGATGCGGAGTCGGACGCAGCATTCAGGTTACGGTTTCAGAATTTCCTGGCAAGCCGCTCGCGTGCGACAATTGCTGCAGTGGAGTATGCGATTGGCACCGTGCAGCAGGGGCTGAGTTACGTGATACAGGAGAATCAGGATCCCACCGGACAGTTCCAATTAGGGAACTTCGTTGTCGTCGTCGACGACGGCTCTGGCTATCCGTCGAACAGTCTCTTGTCGGCAGTTCAACAGGCAATCAATGAAGTCCGGCCCGTTGGGTCGACGTTTGCAGTGTTTGCTCCGGCGGTAACTCAGGTCAATGTCTCCCTGTCGGTCATTACTTCTGATGGCTCGGACGTTACGACTGTGGCACCGCAAATCGTCGCGAGTGTCCAAGACTATATAAATGCACTCCCGGTTGGTGTCTCCCTTCCCGCCAGCAGAATCGCCCAGATAGCCTATGATGCGGCATCAAACGTCGCGAACGTCACGAACATTCTTCTTAACAACCAGGCATCAGACGTCGCAGTTTCACCGTCCGGCGTGGTGATGGCCGGCGCGGTCGTGGTGTCCTAGCCATGTTAGGCGATCAGCAGGATATGCTTTGGCGGATGAAGCAAGTACTGCCGTTGCGATGGTTCCCGGATGATACGCCGGTCCTTGATACCGTTCTTAGTGGCGTTGCTTGGGCGTGGGCTTGGGTATATGCATTGTTACAGACGGTCAAAGCCCAGACTCGTATTTCAACCGCGACCGGAATGTGGCTGGACCTGATAGCGGCCGATTATTTCGGCACCAGGCTATGCCGGCGGAGTGGCGAGACGGATAGCGCCTATCTGTTGCGCATACGGGACGAACTGATACGCGAGCGGGGAACAAGAGAAGCGGTCGTCTCGGCGCTGGCCGATCTTACCGGACGACCCCCAGCCTTGTTCGAGCCCGCCAACACGTCTGATACCGGCGGGTACGGAGGTGCGGGTGAATTGGTGACCGGGTTGGCGTACGGATATGCCGGTGGCTGGGGCGATCTCAATCTGCCGTTTCAGTTTTTTGTCACGGCCTACAGGCCGGTGGGTCAGGGAATAGCATCTGTTTCCGGCTGGTGTTGCGGCGACGGCGGATACGGCGAGGGCGCGTTGGAGTACGCCAGTCTGAGCATGATGCAGACACAAGTCACTGACGCCGCCATTTTTACCGCGATTGCCGGCGTTCTTCCAATCGGCGTCATCGCCTGGACAAACATTAGCAGCTAGATCCTTCCCTGGCGACACGAGGACAAAATGGATCGGAACATCGTCTACCCTGGGAGCATTCCACTTGATACCGATTTGCTGTCTGCGAACCGGAATGCAATGATTGCCTTGGGCTATTTGGCCCAAGCGGTATTAGGGACTTCTCCCGCCGTGGACGGATTGGCCTGCGCGCCGACCGTTCCGCCTTCGCTGACGGTGACCATAGGGCCGGGCACCATCTGCCAGCTATCTGTGATAGACGGACTCCCATACGGTTCCCTGCCCGCGGACACGACCGACCCGCTGCTGAAGATGGGAATCAACATCGAGCCGACCAGCTTCACTTTGACGGCCCCAACGGCGTCCGGCCAATCGGCGAACTATCTCATCGAGGCGGCGTTTCAGGAAAGTGACGTCAACCCCATCGTTTTGCCGTACTACAACGCGGCCTCTCCTTCCCAGCCTTACAGCGGGCCGGCAAATTCTGGTACGTCTCAGAACACCCTCCGAACGCAAACTGTTCAATTGCAGATGAAGGCTGGAACGTCTGCGGCCACAGGCACCCAGCTTACGCCGCCCGTGGACAACGGATGGATCGGGCTTTACGTCGTGACAGTGACCTATGGGCAGACCGCCATATCCGCTGCCAACATTACAACCCTCCCGACGGCACCGTTTATCTCGTGGAAATTGCCGCTGTTGCGTCCTGGGTTCGGATCGGGCGTCCAAAGCTTCACACAATCAGGCGCGTTCACCATCCCAGCCGGCGTGAACCAGGTTGAAGTGGAGGTTTGGGGGGGCGGATCAGGAAGTTTCGCTTCGATCTCCGACATGCCAACCTATGGTGGTTCCGGCGGCGGATCGGGGGGCGGCTACGCCCGAAAACGCATCACTGGACTAACCCCAGGTCAATCTATCGCCGTGGTCGTGGGCGCGGGTGGCGTCGGTGGAACCATACAAGGCGGCGCCGCCACTGCTGGAGGCACGTCGAGTTTCGGCTCTTACCTTAGTGCGACAGGCGGCAGTCTCAACGGTCTTGCAACCACCTCGAGCCCTCAACTTGGCGCGACGCCAGCAGGGATTGGCGTGGGTGGCGATGTGAACCTCGCAGGTTCGGCGGGCCAGTCGGCGGCGCTAAACATGGGAGGAATGGGCGGCGCGGCACCCATGGGCGGCAGCCAGAACAGTGGAACGTCGGGCGTTGCAGGAACTTTTCCGGGCGGTGGCGCGGCCGGAGCAGGTACGGGCGTCAACGGCACGACACCGTATGCCGGTGCCGCCGGGGCTTCGGGACTGGTGGTGGTAAGGTGGTGATGTGCGGGAAGCTACTCGCGTCAAAATGCAAGCGATCAAGCCACCTGCAAGCTCGACGCCAGCAACAGCAGATTGACTGAACCGTCTCCACGCAGCGCTATCCTAAACCATCTGTCCAAGCACCACTTTGGCGATTTCACGCCGAACCCAACGTCATAATACAAAAATCTTGAACATCGGTCGAAGACAACATGGGCACTCCCGCTACACACGTTCAAAAGCCTAGCACGTCGCGCACGGTCGTCTTGGATGCATTCATCCCGGTTCCAAGGGGATCGACGGCAGTGCCTCCGCCACCCCTCAATTGGCCGACCAAGGACCCTAGCGACGTACTCGACTACCGATTCAGTATATCGCCCGCGTTGATCGGGAACGAAGGAGACTCGATCTCAACGCTGGACGTCTTCATAACGCCTGATAATCCAGGCGACTTGACGTTGAATGAAGCCCAGGCCGATGGGCATTGCGCGGTGCTGTGGCTGTCCGGGGGACAGACCGGTACTGTTTATACCATCACTATTCTCATCACGACCATAAATGGACGTACATTGCAACGCAGCGTCTTGCTGCCTGTCCTTGAATTGTCAGTGCCTCCGGTCCCGGCAGATGCCATCGATATCAGCGCAGGCATGGTGCTGACGGATCAAAATGGAAATCCAATCCTGACGTGATTGGCCCCGGCAACACTGGCAGTTCGTCGCGTATGTACAACGCGTCGTAGCGGTTCTCGAAACGGAGTATAATAGAGTGCCGACGATTGACCAATTGGCACCGGCGACTGCTGCTGCCGATACCGACGAGCACATCGTCAGCCAGTCGGGCACAGTATTGAAGATGACCCGCGCCCAGATATTGGCCGGTGTCCAGCCACAAATCGCACTGGAGAGCGGCGAACTGCTGGGCCGTTGCAGTTCGGGCACGGGCGCGCCCGAGCCAGTGTACGTGGGGAACAACCTTATACTTGCCAATGGCACCCTTTTGGCGCTCGCATCGCCATATCAGGTCGGTGGACTGTTGGCCGGTACTGTTCCGGCTCCCGGCGATCTTGTGGCGCTGAGTCAAGGGGGCGCTAATACTTCCGTTCCCTATAGCCAATTTATGAGCGGCTTGTCTCAAGTTGCCAATCTCGATGGCTCGCAACTGCTGGTTACGCCCACAGGTAGTCCGACCACGGAAAAGTTGGCCGATTTCGCGGCCGGGACCTTGCCACGGGCCGGCGGAACAATGACTGGCGCCTTGACGCTCGCTGCCAGCCCGACTGCATCACTACAGGCCGCCACCAAAGGCTATGTTGACAGCCAGGTGGCGACAGTGCTGCCCAAGTCCGGCGGCACGCTGACCGGTCCGCTGACGCTTCCCAATAACCCTACCGCTTCTTTCCAGGCGGCGACCAAGAACTACGTTGACACGGAGACTGCGAGCCTGCTGCCCAGAATCGGAGGAACGTTATCCGGTGCGTTGATGCTTGCCGCAGATCCGACCGCTGCGTTGCAGGCAGCGACAAAGGAATACGTGGATACCCGAGTCTTCCGGTCGGGAGACACGTTGGCAGGACCGCTCATT